TCCTGCTGTGGAATCTGCGTCAATACAAAGCCTTAACTCATTTGTACCATCATTAGTAACCGCAACATTATTAAATTCAGCAGTTATTTCTTGGTCTGAAGTTGTTGCGTTTGCTTTATCTGCCGCTGAAACTATACTACTAGTTAGTTGCACACTTGCCGGATTATTAGCAGTAAACTTCTCGTCGCCATCCGCATCTACAGGAATAAACTTACCTACTATCGCCGTGCCTGCTGCCAATTTAGCAGTTACCGAACCGTCTGAATTTAAGACTAGGCCTACTATCTTATTATCTCCGTCAACACCGCCGATGGTGACGGGGTTTTGTCTTGCTGCACTCTCACCTACTGGATTTTTACCTTCTGCAATGGAAATTTCAAACACCTCCTATATGAAAATAGGCAGAGCGATTAAACTCTGCCTACACTAACTAACTAGGGTTGCAGCCGAAAATAAAGCTGAAATCGTCCCAACCATAGGAGAATCTTGCAATTGTAGCATACTTAGCAATCTCAGTATCGAAATCCTCGGTTGCCTTAAATCCAGGTTTCCTCCGCCAAAACCAATTCAAGAACATCTTTGCTCTTTCTGAATCCAACATGAACCATGCATTAGCATCAGTCAACCAAGGCCATTCAATGACGTTGAACTTTCCTTTCCACACGTTGATGCCGTGGTCGGTTGTCCCTGGCTTTTCATCCGTACCGGCAATAACAAGGGCAGGTTCAAGTCCCTCGGTTGGAACTACAATAGTGTCCGGCATAACCAAGAATTGATTAGCCTTGTCATCTTCCCAGCGGCGCATAAGGTTTCTTACTGTAGTTACATTAGCTGCGGTCAATTCATATGCTCCGAAGTTAGAGGTAAGAGAAGAACTCCCCAGCGCTTTCGGGTGTGATGCAGAACAAAGAGCAACACCATCAGGACCCTTAAAAGAGGCATTGAAAGCATTGTTAAACGGCAATGCGGCATGGTACTGAATAGTTCTATATTCAACCATGCGGAGATTTTTAACACGTTTTTTAATCTCGCCGTATTGTTCATCGTCCACAAGTTCGCGCTCAATCTGTGTGCCTTTGGAGTATTTACGGTGAATATAGTTAGAGGTGTAACCTTTCTTAATGTCCTCATAGGCAACTTTATTCCCGGTTGCGCCCCATTCCTCCATTAATCCTAAGTCACCGACACCCTGACTGGTTTCCTGCGCCTTGGTGGAATTTTCCACGTTATACATTAGACCAAGGTAATCCTTTTCCTTCTTACCGGCAAGATCAAATATCTTTCTTAAACCAGGTTCAAGTTGCTCTGCCCAATTTTCGGAAATCATTGGCATGTGTTTTTCCTCCTTAAAATAAAAAGACCCAGGCAAACCGCCCAAGTCTTTTGTTTAATTTTTAATTAATCGGTTAATACTTACTTGTAGATGTGCTTACGAATCATAACGTCCATAGTCAATTTAGCAGGATCGATATTTAAAACAACTAACGGACCCGCTTCACTAGCAATTGTAGCGTTAGCATCAATGGTATTTTCATCCTTCAAGTCAACACCAATACTACCCTTATTGATCACGTCACCGGAACCGCCCGCACCAAGCAGGATATACTTACTTGCAGTAGTCGGAGCAACCGGGAAAGGTTCTTCAACGGTAAGAGTGTCGCTTGTACCTGTATAATCCTTAATTGTGCGGATACTTCCTGCCGCCGGACCTTCGTAAATATAGAGCAGCGCACCGTTCCAATCATCGTCTGAGGAGGTGCTAAGTGCGGTATCAACCAGAGTAGTAGTTGTCCCGCCAGTTGCCGTCGCGTCTCTATGGTCAGCGAAAGAACAACGGAATACTGTATAGGGATTGTCGTATACCTTGCCGTATGTAGTTGCGCCTGCCGGGTTAGTTGCTGTGGTAAAAGTTTGCTGCATAACACCAAGTACATTAGTTGCATTTGCTGCCGCCTTAGCAACCTTACCGGCGGTCAGCACCACCATATCGCCTGCGGAAAAAGCAGTATTCGGAGTTAATTCATAACTAACGGCGTTATCGACAATGCCGCTTAGCTTATTGTTTACATACTCAAACCCATTTGTGGTTCTTGCAGTTAATGCCATTATTACCTACCTCTTTTCTTTTTCATTTTCTGTTGCTCCATTACGGCAGATGCCATCTCTTTTTCTGGCAATCCAACGCCTGCGGCAAATTTCTTTTGGAACGGAGATAAAACAACCTGCTCGGATTTACTCCCCGGCAGGTTAGCACTTTCAACCTTCACTTTTTGGCGACCATTGACGTTGGCAAGAGTCTTTTGCTCGGCAGTAGTCTTTACTTTTTTAAGTAGTTCCCCGGAAGCAAACTTTTGGCCGAGGATAAGATTCATGGCAGTTTCATAGTCAACTATTGCTCCACCCTGACTAAAAGCATCAATCTCGGCGGCGTACATATTGGCGTAAGGTACAAGCTGAGGGTTGCCGCTTAATACTGCCTGCTTTTGTCTTTCATAGCCAGTTGACTTGCCGGTAACTTCAATTTGCTGCTTAGCGTTGACTAACTCATTTTCAAGTCTAGCAATTCGCTGTTCGCGCTTAACTTCTTTAGTAGCAAGTTTTTTTGCTTCTGCTTCATCAAAGCCAAGATTAACGAAATACTTCTCTTGATCCGCTTGCATTTCTGACCAATAGGTTTTTGCCTCTGCATCTGCCTCTGCTTGACGTTTCTCAAATTGCTTATCAGCATCTATCTTTGCTCTTTCACGGGCAAGTCTATCGGCTAATACTCGGTCAATCTCTGCCTGCAACTCTGCTTTGGTATACATTTTTTCGGCAGGTTTGGTGTCCTGCTTAGCTGCCGGTTCCTTTTTGGATACAGACTCTTCCTCTAATACCTCATCCTCGACAACTTCATCTTCGCCAGCATCCACTTCATCGTCAGTTAATAGGTTACTGAAATCAACATCGTCTTTATCGGAAATATTAGGATCGTCTGCCTCAGTATCATCCACAAAGTTACCGCCGCCATTAACGCCATCGTCACCTATCAAAAGCGAATGATTGAATCTTGCTAAAAATCTATCTTCTGTCGCCTTAATTCCTAATAAGTCTCTAAACATGATATACCTCCCGTTTTAAACCCGTCGGTTATATTATCCTTGCACAGTTTATAGTCTTGTGCATGTTATGGACTTTTCCATACGGTTTTTAACGTCTACAGCACGTTTCAGACATTTACTACATTTGTTGCATTAGTGTCTGTACTTCTGCCACCATTTCTTCTGGCGGCAAGGATGCTAAATATTGCTGCATCTCCGGCGGTAATTGAGAAACAAACTCCATTACAGGATCGTTTTGTTGTGGCATTTCCTCTTGAATAGGAGGTTGCCCCTTCTTTACTATTTCCTGATTTATTGCGTCTTGCTTACTTTCTTCTTTTAATTGGTTCATTCTCTCCATAATCTCAGGTATGGGAGGGAATTTACCGTATTCCATGACATAGAAAAAAGTTTCCGGATCAATAACGGAAGCAACTAAAAGTTCTTTTGCAATTTCCATATGATACATGCGGTCACTCGGTATTACCGATGAAACCTTGCAGTAACAATCAAAGTCGGGGAAGTATTCTTCAATGTTATTTTCGATATATTCCGGCGGCAATGTCCTTCCGTCGGGCATCATCATTTCCCCTGATTCAAACTTACCTATTTGATTCAGAGGAAATACGGTTCCGCTTTCGTTGTCATAAACCTTTCTCATGTCTGCGGCATCGAAGGTATCGTATTTGTAGTTGTCTTTGCCTTTATCGCTCTTACCCATAATCCGGTACGTTCTTCTCTCTGTATAAAACTGACCGATTAAGCGGTTAGTGAATTGACCAGCATCCTCATAGGACGAGTTGATGGACTGCTCTGCTGTCCTTAGCCTCACCTTAGCCTGAGAAACCAACTCGGCAATTGCCTTAAATGCAGTTACGCTGCCGGGAGTTCTGCCTTGACTTACATCAAAGCGGCCAATCATACCCTCCATACTGCTCTGCAATCGTCCCATTTCAGCAATTAAACTACCGGGGATAGGTTGCCCGTGTTCTCTCTTTACCCCGTTAATATCAGCAACGGGAAACCACATACCAGGGGCAGTACCTCTTTCCTCAATCAACCTTCTTTGCTTGGGGGTTAATGACCTCTCATCATACCAAGTCTGACCAATTGCACCATGAATGTGACCTTCAAGTATAATCTCAGCAGTTTTATTCCTAACAATCTGCGGATTCTTAAGATAAAAGGCATCACCAAATCCCCAAACACTATTTTCCCTAGGGTATCTCTGCCGCACAAAAAACGGAAATATCGGAGTCTCGCCAGGATCGAAGTACATATAATTCATGTGTTTAAGATAAACGCCCTGATGTTCTCCTGCCCATAATATAACGTGTAAACCTATGCCCCTGTCCTGTTCTCCGGCATACATAACCATTGGTCTGCCGATATACCATGTTTCAACCACCGGAACTTGTTCTTGATTATATGAGCGACTAAATCCCTCGGTATCTAATTGCTCAGTATCCAGTAAATCATCATCGTGTAAACCCTGCTCTTGAACTAATGCAGCACGATCCGGAAAGGTTTCCTTGATATACTCCATAGTTTTCCATACTGGCTTGTGACAACGGTTTCCTTCGTTTATATCCTCACGGCATCTTGCATCAGGGACTAAGCATAACGGGTGCAACGCTTTCCAGCGAACATCGCCTTCCCAACGGTTCGGACCTTTACCGCCTCGCCAATTAGAGTCCCAATACACATGCCAAATACCAGTGCCATAAAGGAAAAACCACCTAAGAAACTTAATTCTCTCGGAGGTTAGTTTATTTTTATAGAAGATATACTTCTTAAGGTTGGTCATGGTGTTTGACTTTTCTTCGTCGCCCGGTTCAACTCCGTAGTCAATTAACTCAATCTCGTTGGCAAACTCAGCAACGGTTCCCTCTATTAAAGAGAAGGTAATATTCTCAACGCTGTTTGGTCTGTTTTGCTGCTGTGCCTCAGTCCTTAAAGGACTACCATTCGGGCCAAGCAAGTCCCAGTGACGAGAGGTATATAGTTTATACATTTCTCGCATTTCATCGACATAAAATTGCCTTGCTGCCTTATCGTCGTCATACCAATCCATGCAGGTTCTTACCGCTTGCTCTTCTGATTGTGAGTTACCTCTTATCGTGCTTTCCATATTTCACCACCTTTTGGACATAAAAAATAGGGATGAAGCATAAGACAATGCCAATAATGACACTCTCCTACGCCCCATCCCTATCGTTCTCGATTCGAGATAATTATTTAGTTGTTGTCGGTATATTTATCAGCATGACCGACTACTGGAACCCAGTCTTTCGGATCATAGGATAATATCTTATCCTTCTCACTATCAGGAAGATACCATTTGCCTGTATCGTCAGTGTTTAGATAATCTTCTATATCATCGTCCAATGTTTCATAGAACTTTTGGACTGACTTTGCTGTACGTTCTTGACGTTCTGCTAATTCTTCTGAAGTATGTTTCTTTCTAGGAGGATAAGCGTCAATATGCCACTTTTGATTACTGTACCAGTCGTAAAAGTCCCCATAATCCCATTCAGCAGTAAAATTTTTAAGTCTACTAATTAATCCATTTTCGCCAAAAACATCTACTTCCGTATAGCCAGTATCAATGTTTTTATGCGGATAATTACTGCCCTCGTAATTTGCCTCCATATCTGTCTCATGCTCAGAATAAACTAATACGTTATGTCCTTCATGCTCTCTTAGGAGTGTAGGCATCAGGTATAAAGCATTGCTATCCTTGCCAATGCCATAATATTTTTTACAATCCTCGCAAACAAAAGTATACTCAGTACCCATTTAAACACCGTCCTCGGTTATTTAGTTGATGTTTCCTGCTCGTACCTGTCAATCCAAGGTTTAATTTTGCCATACAAAAACGGAGGAAGTGGCACACATGAAATAGACATCAATCCAATTGCCATTATTTCTTCATCCTTACAACTACCTTCTAACCAATTACAAAAATCAACTATTTCTGTCTGTCTCTTTGCTTCTTCCATTTGTCTCTCAATGTATTTTTCATATCTCCCAGGGAAATCGTCGATAACTTTCTTAAAAACGTCGGCACTCAATTCTGCTGTAGGCATATTAGACTGATTATGCAAAACACATTCACCGTCCTCGGTTAGTCTAACTTTATATCCTCAGTCGCACTCAGCATAACAGGTTTACCGCCCTTCATCTTAATGACGATAGTTCCCCACGGAGTAGACTTCATTTTGTCGATTACTTTCTTTTCTTTATCAGTTAGCATTGCTTACCTCCGGTTATCCGTTATTTATACTTAGTTTCCTCAACTATAAACCTGTCACCTTGTTTCCTGCCAATAACAACGATCTTAATCAACTGATTATCCGGCAAGTAGCTAATTACATTCGGGCAGATAGATAGCGGTAAAGACGGTATTTCCTGCACTTCTTCCTGTTCAACTTCCGGTTCCTCGGTATCGTCAATGGTATCAGGTTCGGTATCAAGATCCTCTGCAATATCCTCCAATGCCGCTTTAATAACTTCGCTTATATCGTCAGGTTCGGTAGTTTCAGTCTTACATGACCTGCAATGAGCAAGAAAACTGCCCATACTATCAAACTGATCTTCTGTCTTGCCGCATTTCCTGCATGTTCTCACGCATAAAACCCCTTTTCTTCCTCACGTTCTTTGCGTTCCCCGGCAGTTTCTACCTGTCTAACATCGTCCTCATAAGTACCTTCCGGATATTCAAGAGGTATATCAACGCCCTCTAACGAAAGAACTGCTCGCATTAATTTGAGTTGCGTATCTACTAGAGTCTTGATTGTTTCGGCATCAATGTCCTCTGAATGTATACTTCCGCCATTAGGCATAACGACAGATAGACAAAATATAGTGTCACCTAAACTCTTAATCTGCTTATTGAGCAATTCTTGATATTCAAGAACAATAGGTTTTTTCTTATCCATTTAGGTTCTCCCTTCTACATTCCGTAAAATCCAGGCAATCCTTCTTCTTCCTCGTCATCATCATCGTCTGCCCATTGTTCCATAGACATAGGGTTAATCCTTACTCCTTTGTCCTGTCCCGGCAAAAACGGTATACTGCCGGTGTCTTTAAGTGGCATTGTCATATGCAGAAATGCAAGTATAGCTGACATTAAGATAACATCGTCGTGCTGACCACCTCTTGCCGCCTCTTTAGTGTTTGGGTGCCTTATAAAGTTATTTGCCTCATGGACAAATCTTTTAAAGTAGCACTCAAAAACGCCTTCACGGACAACCTTCTTGATGGCATCGATAATTAGCGGTCTTGTTTTTAAGTTTGTATGCCAACCCAATTTTTGAGTAGTTGTATCCGACCTTTTATCATAAACCTTCGACCTGTAAATATCATAGTAGACCTTCTTGAAATGACTAATAGTTGTACCGCCATGATTATTTAACTCTATCGCCACAAGCGGCTTGCCGTAATAAACAGCAATTTTATGTACATAGTCAGATAGTATGTCAGGTTCTACTTTGCCATGATAAACAGCATCTAGTCTTAATCTATGCCTATTCAGAACCCCTACGGCATCATAGTCACCATGTTCCAACCCTTCCGCAACGTCAGCAGATATGAGGTATTCAATCCCTGCTTCGGGATGAAACCATATCTCATAATCACCTTTAGGATCTGACTCCCAATAGACTTGATTCTTAAATTGGTTAGCCCAAACAAGATTACCACGTTCACCGTCGTAACATTTAGTTTGCATTTCATGTATTCTTTTTACATTAAAAACACATTTTCCGGGCATAATAAAACGCCCATATTTCCGCGCTTCTAGCTCCGCTTCATCCATAGACGCTTCAAGGCGTTTCTTTTCTTTTGCCGATAGATATGGGTTGTCATTCCATTCTACCATTATTAGAAATATTTCATCGTCACGCTTCTCAATCGGTTTTGAATCGTTCTCGTAAATATCCGAATAAACCCATGTCATACCTTGAAGTGGTGTCATTGTACCAAACAAGTCACCCTCTGTATCCATTAAGCGCATCTGAATTTCTGTGTATATTTCCTTTGGTGCTTCCTCGTCTAACCATGCCCAGTGCTGAGATGAACCTTGAAACTTCTCCCGTCCCTGGTCATAGGACTTAAAGCCTATTATTCCGCCACCAACAAGGCGTATAGTGTCGATAATCCCAGTACTGCGGTAAGTTATCTTTTTGATCTCTCTTAATGGTAGAAGTCCAGGTATACCAGTCTCAGGATCGCCTAAAATTTTCTTTTGAGTAACGTCACGCTGCACTTCAAAAGATACAGAGCATATCCAACCGCGAGTAGGTTTACCGCCAAAACGGGTTATTAATGGTTTGTATTTCTCCCTTAAATTCTCTGGCCAATCTTTAAGGTATGGGCGTATTCTCTCACCTAATGCAAGGAATACCGCCCTAATTGCACCACTTTCAGTTTTTCCCGTGCGATTTCCACCTAATATCCAGCTATTCCTTTTATTGGATAGAAGAAACTTTTCCTGCTTATCATATGGACGAATAAAGCGTATATGTTCTTCCTTCTTCATTCGTTCAATTTCACTTAGTATCTTTTGCAGTTCTTTCTTTTCCGCTTTGGTTAGTTCTTTTGCCATATCCTCACCTGACTAATAACCGATTAAATAACAATATATCGAATATAAGCAAACCCAACAATACCGGCAGATGCACCGGAGGCAACCGAACCTGTTACCCATTTAGCAGATGCCAATTTCTGACGAGATACGCCGTTTGTTCCTTTGTCGGTAATGTTATCAAACACACCGGCGGCAGCATTAACATCTAACCCATCAATCAAGTTATCAATTTTAGTAGTTGCGGAAGTAGCAGTAGTACCGCAATCTAAGGTACATGCTCCGGTTGATGCAGTTGTTACGTCAAGAACTAATCCGGTAACGATAATAGAAGCACCTTCGTCATTCTGCCAAGCAAATACACCACCACCTGTATCTACTGCGGCAAGTGCTATTTTAGCGACCTTCTCGATACGGTCAGCATTGTCTATCTGGTTTAGTTCAGTAGTTGTTGCCGTTACTCCGTGCAGTAAGTTTAACTCAGCGGCAGTCGCGGTTAATGCTGTACCTGACTGATACAACTGCCCTGTAGACGATGCTACCTGCACCTCAGAACCTGCCGCACCTACAAATAAACCTTCTTCACCGGATGGTTTTCCGATATGTGAGTATTCTTTTGCCATTTTTGTTCCTCCTTAGAATGATAGTTTATTATCCCTTAGTACCTGATATAAACCTGCTTCAAGTGCTGATATTTGCCGATGTTCTAGTTTTAATTCAAGATTATGGTCAAGTGCCTCAATAATCTCATGTAGTAAAGTTGACTCAATCTGACTTTGAGTTTTGTTTTTATTTAAGCGGATAGTATTAGTGTTTGGATTTAAACTACCGAATCCGCTTGTTTCGTTGTCGTCAATTAAGATAACGTCGTATGAGTGGCCGAGGATTTTTAGTTTACTTGGGATTTTGCCGTCAATAAAATCTCCTTGTAGTTCTGTGCTAAAAGACTTGTCTGCGGCGGCGGCATTAAGATCGCGATAAGTGTTAATAGAATAAGGTATCTTCTTCTTACCTGCCCATTCAATCATGTCTGACAAACCAACGCTACCCGCAAATGATGAATGTGTGCTTTTACTTGCAATTGTCTCTGCCGCAATGGTTGTTTCCTTTTCATGCTTTCTGTCAACAATAAACCATCCATTAGTACATTTAACATAAAATTTTGACTCATTAAATACCATTACTTACACCGTCCTCGGTTTTATTTATTCCACTTAATTCCATAAACTCTCGGCATTATAGAGATAATTTTTTAAAATTTTGGGTGCCGATATTTTGAGTTTTCCGTTTGTATATGGGGATAGGGGGTAGTTATTCTTTTATTAGAGACTCAGCAACCTTATACCCTTCGCGGGTCATCCAACCTAAGTCAAGAGTAACACCATAATCATACCAACCTTTATCTGCCCACTTTCCAAGCAAGTACCAAGCCCTTTTGTGGTGCATAGAGAAACCTTCTGAGTTAATAATGTGTCTCGGAGTAATGTGCTCCTTACTTTTGCTTGCCTTTGCTACTTGCAACAGGAATTGCTTTTCATCGTCTTTCATTTAAACCCTCCGTTCTCGGTTAATAGTTGATGATATTTGAGTTATTTTTAAGAATGACTTGTCTATATAATGGTAAATGTTATGGATTATCTAATTTGTTTGATGTATGTGATGAAAACTACTTCGATATAGGATATTTTCCATTACAATAATGCTTGATGGTAGTACCTTATTAATTGTAGTTGTTTTGATTATTTTAAATTTTAGTGTGACTATGTGATGGGAGTATATACTACCCACAAGGCACCCCCGGGGTCGATTGTCCTTACCGGGGGGGGCTAGCATCCATCTAGGCACCGGCACACCCACCAGCACAGGCCAGCGCACCCAGCTAGGGCAGAGCAGGGCAGGGTAAAAGTACAATACAGCGTCGTAACCCTGCGCCTGCGAAGGTGAGCAGGGACGCTAAAATGTCCACGAGTGCAGGACAATAGCTAATTTTGACACCTAAACAATACTGGCAAATAGAGAAACCCGGAAACGACGCACGTTACAAGGTTTCTGCTAGTTGACATAAGATTTCTTATAGGAACTTTACCGTTTTGGTGTACTATTCTCCAATCAGTTCCCTCGCTCTCCGGGCCAACTCCGCGCTGCTGACTTCTACCTCCACTGGACCACCGTCAGCACCCGTGAGCTCCATTGAAACATTCTCTCGGTACTTCTGTGGCAAAGCTCCCTTTGTGGCAAAGATAAGTAGAGTATCTGAGTATTTCCGCACCGTTCCGCACTCCTGGCCCTGGTAGAATACCGGCTCCAGAACTCCTTCGACTGCTCTGCGCCGGACTTCCTGCTCTAGTCGATCACATGCCTGTTTCTCAGCTTCTCTGAACTTTTCCACGTATTCCGGGTTCTCCATCCACTGATAATGAGAAGTCCGGCTAATTCCAGCTAATTCTGCTGCATGGGTGACGGTTCCTACCTCTGCATATGCGGCCAAGAACGCTTCTCTTTTAGCCTGAACAGATTTGTCATGGTCGCTCATAATCATTCTCACCTCAATTTAATTAGATATTATTATGTAATATGCAATAAACTACTTCTTCGTCTCTGCGTATTTCGCTTTCACCCATTCCGGCAAATAGCAGTCCAACTGATTCCGAAATATCAGATACAAATTCAAGGGTATCCTGTTTGAGCTAAAGAAATAGATAGGATTGACATAGAAATGTACTTCCTTCTTCTCTCCAGCTTCTACGTTGACTTTTGCCATGATTCCCAAATCAATCATTTTCCGTACAAACTTTTTTGCCTGGTATTCTTTCAGTTCTATCACTTCGCCAATTTGCTTCTCGTTGTACGGTCTGATTCCACCATTTCCGCGATAACCCAACATATTTGTATTTGACCAAATCTTCTTTGCCAGCGTTGCCATTTGTCCGCGTTCTTTCATTGTTGTTTCAGATGGAAAGTCTATGTCCAAAAAAGACTTTGCGAAACCTTTTCGCGCCCAAAACAGATAGCCCTTTTCCTCGTCAAAGGACGATGCTATATGTCGCACGTTTTTTCTATACAATTCGCCTGTTTCTTCGCCGATGTATCGTGTTTCTTTGAGCATTTTCTCACCTGATTTCCCGTTGGTTTTTCGTACTATTTCAAAAGCCAAAACACGCAAAAAAACCAACAGCTAAAAACAGCTCAAACTGTTGGTATTACTGGTTTTGCTGGCTTCAACCATGAAAAGATGTATATAAAACATACATAGGTATCTTTGCATGGTCGTTTTTTCTCTCGCTTCTATATAACACAAAAAGCACCCTCTCAGGTGCCTCGTAAACGATATATTCCTACCCAAAACAGTAGGTTTATGTACAAAAAAACAACATGGTATAAAACCCCCACACTACCATTTTACCACGGCCAAAGTCGGATAACAAGCAAAACTTTCCGTTTTCGCCGGTTATTTTATGTTTTATACGGATTAAAATAAGTATGGATATCCAGTATTGACTACTATTAATAACAATGGTAATCTATTATCAACTAAAACAAAGGGGGTTAGTGTTTTGCCGTGTTTTGCAACATTAAGACCAATAGTTATTATGAACGCTAATTCTATGTGCATGAATTGCGGAGCAGAAACGAGAGAAGTACATCACATTGATGGTGATTGTGATAACAACGTTTTAGATAATTTAATGTTACTGTGTAGTAGTTGCCACAGGGAAGTACATAAAATAATGGGAACATATGCACACCCCAGTTATCCGGAGAAAAGAAAAAGCAAATACATCCGTATTAGTCTTTACGGAAATGAATATATGCAGCTAAAGGATAAATCAATAAAATGGCGATCTCCTTATGCACTCCTACTATATAGAATATTTTACACAAAAATAACTCCGTCAACTAACATTACTCCTGCTGTGGGAGAAAAAACTTTTCACAGAATTGGCTTTAACGTTAGTCAATGGGATGAAATTAATTTACTTGCAGATTCAGCTAATATGGCACTAAAGGATTATTTGCGTCAATGTGTCATAACCTGTGTAACATCAACTATTGACTATCCCTATTAACTATAGTAAACTAACAACATGATTTATAAAGGAGTTGATTTTATGGAAAGCATGGATAAACTATATACAACTGAGCAGGTTTCCGAATATCTCAGTTTACCTAAAGAATACATATGGAAGTTAATCAGAACTAAAAAACTTCCTGCGGTAAAGTTGGGAAAATACTATAGAGTATATGAAAAGGACTTGCAACATTTTCTAGCTGAGGCCGCGAAATAAGCGGCTTTTTCTATACCTAAAAATAAACTAAAAATAATTAAAATAAACTATTGACAACTACCAACAGGTAAGCTATACTAAGCACATGGAACACAGCAACACACCAGCAACACGAAAACAGAGGGGGCGCACACATGAAAGAATATAAATTTTGGATGCAAGAAAGCATGGAGTCAGACCTGTACGAAATAACCATAAACGAGGATAGCATCAAGGCGGCAGCAACACTAGCAGTAAACTACGCCAAGGAAAACGGACTCAAAATAAACATCAACTACAAGGTAAACGGCAAACTAAAACAACTAAGTAAGAAAGTAGCATAGCCTGCCTGATGATTCCTAGAGGATGAAAACGGGGAAACCCGTTAGCAGGATAAACTAAATACGAGGGGGATACACACATGAAAAACATGGCCAACGCAGTCAGAACCGCCGAAAAGGCTTTTGGTATCAACGGAGAAATCGAAGTCAAGCGTCACATGGGCGATATTGAAATTTCACCGAATGGATTTGGTTGGATTTGGAGTATTGAGTACAGCACAGTCAGGGAAGCGCAAAAAGTAGCAAACAGACTGTCAAAGCTGGCGCAGGAAAAACTACAGGAGATGTGGTCACACGCAGACCAAAACATCCGCTTCAAGTCAAAACAGTTCCAGACTGACAGTAGGAACTTGATTGAAAAGTATATCTAGTCGAAACGCCTTCGGGCGTCAGCAGGATTGGCTACCTGCTCTGATGATGACGGCCGAAAAGAATAACAAAAACCCCACAGCGCGAACCGGCGAAGTCTGCATCATGCGGGCCAAGGCAAGCGAACACTGGATCCGAAGCGAACGCGACTAGAGGTGCAGAAAAGGGGAAGCATGGGAGTTTAGGTTTTATCCAAACACCTTCGACGAGGGAATTTTGATAAAACTTAAACAGGAGGTAATAAGATGAGAAACTACAAAAAATCTCTAAAAGAGTCTTTCAGGCACTACAAAAACGATGCAGAATATGTACAAAAGTTTATTAAATTCAATAAAACCCTGGGAGATAGTAGAAATACAAGGGAAAGTATCGAAGCGGCAGAAGAGTATTTACAAGAAATTTCCGAAAGTAACGCCTAACCTCGTGTTAGGTTTTACCTGAGTCCGTGAGATTGAGGTAAAATCTAAAAGGGGGAATTGAGAATGACAAAAACCGTTAAGCAACAATTACTAGAGCTTGGCATGAAACCAGAGCAGATTGACAGTCATTGCTCAGACTTATATGTTTTGAAAAATCCTATCTCAGATAAGTTTGTTTCTGAATATCAATTTAAAAACATTGTAACAACATTTAGAAGTGAATTAAACAGAATAGAAGCATGGTACGAGATACCTTTTGCTTACACAGAATACTATGACGAAAGAAAGTAAACTCCTAGCACTCGCTAGGTTTTACCTCTGGCCCCTGTAGGGGTTGGAGTTAAAATCTAAGGAGGATGATGCTATGAATAAGGCAGACGCGAACAGCATTTTAAAGGCCGCCGAACACCTACTAAAAGCGGCACAGGCACTAGATAGCATTAAGTCTGACATAACCAGAAACGCCGCTATAGACTCTATTGCAGACACAACAACGATTCAAGAAATGCGAAACGAAGCAGAGTCGCTAATGGATTTAGTCAAGGAATGGTTTCCTAGCTAGGGGCTCCGGTCCCTGCTTCGCCAAAACTCCTTTAGAGAGGGGTTTTGCTGAGGCAAATATAGGAGGGATACTATGACGACAATAATGTTACTTAACGAGCAAGGCGACATTTCCGAACTGGCAGTTTACACCTTACCGACAAAGCAGGCGTTGATCGCTTACCGTCAAAAAATCGAGTTAAAAAACGGTAATACCTGGGACTATCCGCAGGAAGATCCGGCAATTCGCGAAATGGGAGGCGGTGAATACTGCTACTTCAAGGGTGGTGCCAATATCTTCACCAGGTCAGCGACTACCTAAAGTCGCAGTTTTACCTAAACTATTTTAGATAATGGTTTAGTTAAAATTATGAAGGAGGCTAAAACCATGACCAGAACAGAACTATTAGACCTACTTACTATTGACGAAATACCAATTACCTACACAAGAGGACACGTCGAAGCAGTAAAGGCCAAAATGGTAGAGCACAAAATCAAAAACTTCACCGAATCAGAACTAGATCGCGTATTCTCAGAGGTTGTTGCCCCGAATTTCTGTATCAATGTGGCGAAACATCTTATTTTCAAGGGTTTAACTATCGAAAAATTATACCAGGGTTAAGCGGCACCTTACGCCGCAGTTTTACCAAAGTTCCCTGCCGGGGATTTTGGCAAAATTAAAAGGGGGAATAATAATGCAATTCAAAGAAATAAAAACAAAGGCAGACGCTCAGAATTTCGTCGAAAATGTCCGCAAAATCCGCGGCGACGAAGGTTTAGTGGTCGAGGACAACGGACACGGAGAATTAGTTATGAACTTATTTCCAGGCACTGGCAGTACCTACAGTATCAACATCTACCCCGATCACTGGGACTGTGAAATTCAGGGTGAAGGCATGAGCGCATCGGCAGAAACTATTCCCGATGAAGTCGCTTGGATATACAAGAGACGCGAAATGGTCAATAGAACATTTCTGCCTATATGGGACATATAATCTTTCGTGGTGCTCATCCTCACGGGTGGGCAGTCTGAAGGATTATGGAGGGAGGAATAATAATGACAGTAAGAGTTTGCGACACAGATTGTACGAACTATATATTTAGCAACCTCGCCACAATAAATGGTCTTGGTTACTGCAAACTAATGCCGTTACCGGACGGAAAATACCAGCGAATTAATCGTTGGTCACTGTGCGCAAAAGAAACAGGAATCATGCTAGGAAAACTCGTTCCGGATTTCTGGGAGCGCAATTGTGGAGGGAGGAAATAATATGTTAGTAATAGCCCAAAAACTACACCACGCCCCCGCACATGGTAGCAAAACGCCAACAGGTACAAATACACCCGAGTTAAACAAATACCGCTTATCAGTACATTTCCCTGACTTACGGGTAGGTAAAACCCTTGTCCCTGCCGGGGTGGATCGGAAGGAAGTCTGGGGAGTGTCGCCGCTGGATGCTTGTCAGTGGATGGCAGAACATTTTAGAGCGGCAGAGTGGGTGGAGGTGGAACAATGATTAATCCCAATCAACCACAACCACAACGCTTCGACGAACTAAAACAATCCAGACTTGGCGAGATTAAAAAATTAGCCTGGGAATTGTCTGGAAAATACAGCATATCGAGCGAGGACACTCTTGCACTAGTTTCCTTGATTGATGCAGAGCAAGGCAAGTTAAGTAAAATCAAATACGCAATGTCGGAAATTTTAGCTAAACTTTAATATTTTTTTGCTTGACAGGTGTTACACTATACCATATAATCAGGTGTAACA